GCGATGAATCCCTTACGCACCTCTCTGCCCATCTTGGTGCGCACGGGGATCTGTTGCAGGTTTGGGCTTTTGCAGTTGTGGGAGAAGACACCACAGGTCTCGTAGCTTTCGTCTTCTTCTACTTCGAGGTCAAAGACTTCAAAGCATCCCACAGGGTTGATCGCTTCAACATAACAGATACCGAATCCTTCACCTGTAGGAAGTGCAATTGCAGATGTCCACGATTGGTCACCAGAGCGAGGTTCTCCGGGTCGTTGTTCTGCCTGTCGCCGTCGATGTGATGTGGATTCCAACCCTCGGGAAGTTCCTTCAACCCAAGTGCCTCTGCCATCACAACCCGATGTACAAACTGGCGCCTGCCGTCTTTCATACAGGTCAGATACCCGTGTCCATCGTGTACCTGTCCAATCCAGTTGTGGTGCTGACCCTCCACCTTTCCAAACATTGGGTTCTTGGCCCCCATCTTGGATCTGGAGTACCGGACCTTCATCAGGGCCTCGTACTCCGCAGGGGGAAGGTTGTGCCGACATACCCATCGGACATTGTGATACGTCGTCCCCAACTTCCCGGCGATCCCGGTCATGATTGGTAGTTCTGGTGAGCGGTAGAGAGTCAGCGTTTTCTCGATGTTCTTTGGTTCCTGTACCCAAGTTTTCGAGATGCTCATAGGTATATTCTAACACTCGATGGTATCCGGTGCAAGTCAACGTGTCCCCAGTACTCAATAGGACATCGTACATCTGCTCGGGACCGTGAGTCCATCTGGCCGTGATCCTCCGCCAGCGCAATCTGTGAGTCCACACCAAGTCGCCTACGACGATGCTCTTGATGGACACGGTTCCCCGCGTCGTCTTCACAGGCGTCCAACTTGCTGTGCAGGACAGTCTGCCAGCCACGGTGCGGGTGGTGTTGATGGTGGCGTGGATGCGCCAGTGGTCGGCCTGATGCACGAAGCCGCACACCCCACAGTCTCCTGCCGTGTGCAGCCGGGCCTTCAGTGGTAGCGCGTCGCAAAAGGTGCCCTTCAATTTGCTGACTTCCCGGTACTCCAGGATCTTGGCGATGGCCGGGTGCTCCCACTTCAACGCCTCCAACTGTTTCTTCCCCGTGCTGATAGCCTTGCCACTCTTGGTGCGCTTGAGCCTTGACCCCCTGCCCACCTGCAAGATCCGGTACAGCAACTCCCCCACCTGCTCGTAGCTGTCTGGATTAAAGGAGAGGTCATCGCCAGCCTCGCCCACGAACCGCTCCAACTGGTCGGCTGGGATGTGCTCGATGATCTCTGCCCGCAACTCCCCCTTGCGGACCTCCAGGCGCCCGCTCAGGTCCCAGAGCCACTCCCGATCGACAGCCACTCCGACGCGCTGCATCCGGCGTATCTGGTGGAGGGGGAGTAAGTCCAACTTTTGCACGTTGGCAGGGGCAGGGCGGCCGGGTAGCGTGATGCCAGCGTAGAGGCTCATGTGTCGTAGTCCCCCTCGTCTACCCGCCACTCCTTGTCCACGATCCCCTCTCTCAGCCCCTTCAATATGGCCGCCACCTGCCCCGTCACGTCGGCGTCCTGGCAGGCATACCGCACGGCCTCGGCTTCAGGCACGTGGGCGATGGAGGGAATCGGATACCCTGTCAGTCCAGCTTCCTTCATCTTGTCCCATAGCTCGTAGGTAGGCTTGGGGGCGTGGGTGAGGAGGCGCTTCAGATCCCTCTCGCGCTGAGAAGGCCTCCAAGAAATTTTCACCTTGGTCACTAGTTGAACTTCAACCTTCTCTCGCCTGCCCGATTCCTCGTCCCACTCCCGTATCAGCCAGTCCTGAGCGGCGCGCCGGGAGTAGGGCATCACCAGGTCTTCCCACGAGCGCATACGTATGCCCAGCAGGCGCCAGCCCAGTGCTTTGAGTCCCTGGGGCTGATTGCCCAGTTGGAACGCCTCTTGCATGGTGTCTCGGAAGCGCTGGGGCCGGATGCCCATATTCTCCAGCACGTCAAGATCGTGGACGGCGTGGTGGAGGATGAAGGTCGAGCGGTACGCGAGCCGGGAGAACCACATCAGTATCTCGGGGTCGGAGGCACGTATCAGGCGGGAGTGACCGGGACGCAACGAGTACTGAAGGCTCCAGGGGCAGGGACCATCATTCTCGGTGTCCACCGCCACCCATTGCCTGTCGAACCCCAGGAAATCTCGTTCCAACTCGGTGATGTCCTGCACAACGCCGTAGTCCAGCGCTTCCACTGGCGGTCTCGGTGCCTTCCACTTCCCCCTCCGCCACCTGCCCAGCCGCTCCCAGTCCTCCAGCAGGGGGGTCATCATGCGGGATTCGTGCAGGCCGGCCGCGGGGTGGAAGGAGGGCCAGACCCACCCTTCCCAGTCCCCCAGGAACTCCGAATCTTCTGCCTGCACCCACACTGGCCGGCCGTGATCCAGCTCCAGCTCTATCTTGGGCACGAGGGAGCAGGCGGTGGCCCCCATGAGCACGATGATGGAGGGCTGGCAGTCGGCTATCTCCCCGGGGAGCCAGTGAGAGGCACAGTGACGGACTTGGGCGGGGCTCGGTTGATTGTTGTTGTCCCCGAGCCTGCACTTCACAGCGTTGGTGACTCGCACCTCCGGCCGTTCCCAGCCTGCCAGCCCCAGGTAGGTGGCATCCAGCTCTTGCCCAGTGTCGCCGACGAATGGTCTCCCCCTACTCGCCTCTTCTCGGCCGGGCTTCTCCCCGATCAGCAACGCGGGGCAGGGGAGTGGTCCTTGGCCAAGCACGATGCGGCAGTTGGGATCGCAGGCGGGGCAGCGGGACATCAGGGTTACCAGTGGGGCGTGGGCTGGCTGGGCTCGAAGTCCTGGGGCCTGAACGCCCGGTGTGCTTGGTCGGCCATCCGCTTGGTCCACCCATCGGCCTTGAGCAGGTAGGCCATCTCCTGCGGCGGGTCCTCCACGGTTCCCACCGAGATGCCGTCAAGGAATTCGATCACGTCAAAGTTCTGCATCACGCCTCCTTCGCCAACTCCTCGTTCACTGCTACTGCTTTCTTTCCGCGCCAGTCCTCTGTCTTGCGCGCGAACACCAGCAGCCATAGGGCCACTGCGCGGCAGGCTTCGGGCAGGCCATGCGCCAGCACGAATCCCGCTACCAGGATGGCCCAAGTCAATGTGGTCACCACTATCAACTCTTTTCCCATACCCTCTCCTTCGATCCGGGACGCCGGGCTGTCAGCACTATTCCCCCGTTGAATTGGGGTTTGTGACCCGACGCCCCGGAAGCCTACAGTCTCTTGCGTATCTCCCACACCGACCGCGCGGCAATCTTCTTCCCGATGCCCTCGATCTCCAGCCACGCCGACTCCTCAGCGTTGGCCATTACCTGCGCCGATCGAAAGCACTCAGCTGCCGTGCGGGCCTTCCGGTCCACGCCGGGCAACTGCATAGCCCACATCTCGCACAGGCTCACTTCCCTGCGCCGTAATAGCACACGCCTGCCGTCAGTGGGGGTGGCCGGCGCATACACCTGATCGTGAGCGTGGTGATCGTGCCACTTCTTGTCGTTCCAACCGCGGTATCTGTCCACCACCGCCGCCACCGTCTCCAACTCGCCGTAGGTGCGCCACACGTTGACGCCGGCCCTGAGCATCAGGCTGTCCAGGTAGTTGTCCACAGCCCGGTAGTGGACGCCCTCCGACCGCCAACTCTTGCCCGACGGTACCTCCACCGATCCATCCACGCCCAACCGCCACACCCCCTCCACGATCAGGTAGGCATAGTCGTAGCCCTCGCCGATCCCCGGCAACTGGTGCCCACTCAGGCGCCTGGACTTCATCGAATCCAGTAGGTCCGAGATGGTCTTGCGCTCGACGACGATAGCACACACTCCCCTTGGCCCATTCCCGAGGAAGTCGAAGTCCCCGAAGTCCAGGCGGGTCTTGACCACCTTGATGCCATAGGGGAGAAAGTGGCGTTCCAGCTCGCCCGAGCCGCGCCTGTCGTCTAGGCGGATCACGACTAAATTACCTCCATTGCCTTTCGAACAATGGCTAGGAAGTTGATGGTCTTCTTCACCGCCATCGTAAATACCACCGCCGCCGCCGCCGCCCGAATCACCTCAAGTGTCCTTTCCCCCCGCGCTTCCGCCAACCACATGGCCGCCTCTGCCGCCACCATTGCTGCTGCCGACGCTACCGTCGATGCCATCTCTACTGCCGACTTATAGGAGCGATCCGATCCATCCAACCAACATCGCGCCCACTGCCGAAAACCCTCATGCTGACTAACTTCGAGTGAGCAGAGTATACCGAACGCCACACATTGCTCGCTTGTAGGCTTCGGTGTATCGATGACATGGAGTGTGGTTAGCCTCTTTGCTCCACCTTTCAGCCCATCGTGGGCGACCGATTCCTGGATCTCGGCTTCCCAGACTAGTGGGTTTGCAAAATTCGTGTAGACTAGACATACGAACAATGCCAGCGCCGGATCGTCGTAGTAGTGGATCACGCCGCTGGTGCAGAGCTTTGCGCCCTCTCCAACTGCCTCGTGAGTCACACCCTCGCCCCACTTCGTCTCACCCTTCTCGCCCCGGCGGGTGTAACCGTCCTGATCCGTCAGTTTGTAGACTTTCATAGGGTGTCCGCCGCCTCCTCAGTTGGACTGGACGAGATCGCGGTGAGCACATTGGCCCAGGTGATCCGCTCGCCCTTGACCCCACTCTCTCCCAGGTCCTGCCCCTCCAGCAGAGTGTTGCCCTTGCACGTGATTACCCGCGCCCTGTACTTGGCGTCGAGCTGGTCGTCGCGTTCCGGTTGGCCCATCTTACCGTGCTTGGCCGTCAGCTCCAGGACGCAGGTCACGTAGCTGCCCACCTTGCCATACCCATCAGGTTTGAACACCCCACTTGGCGCTTGCTTCTTACGGCCCTGTTCGTCCACTTCCCCCGTGTCCTTCCAGATCTCCTGCGACCGATTCATCAGGCAGAGATTCTTGTACCTGAGCGCCGTGATGAACTCGATCAGATCCTGGTTGGCGCCCCCACGCATAAAGCTTTCGATCTGGTTGCGCCGGCCAAAGTAACTGAAGAGGATGTAGTCGAATAGCTGGGACGTATCGACCGCCACCGAGGCGATGGATGGGTGGGCCGCGGCCTTCATCCCGTACTCGAATATCTGGGCCACTATATCCGTGTACGCCTTCTTGATGAGGTCCCGGTCCTTGGCCACGGTGGCGTCCTTCACCGCCAACTCGATGGCCTTCTTGTCGCCGACGAAGGGCTTCTCAGGGACGAGGATCTGGGTGCCGTAAGCCTTCTTCCAATCGTCGATGGTCCCCTTACTGTTCTTGTCGAGGCAGATGAAGGCGATCGGCTCGGGCATCGTGCAGCCAAATCTGGTCTTGCCCGTGTTGCCGTCGCCGAACACGCACATGGCCGGCTTGTCGTCGGGCGTAGTGTCGTTGGTAAAGCCGGGGATTGTCAGTGTCTTCATTCGGGTACCGCTTTCTCCTTGTTCTTCAAAATCACGTTGGCCCAGAACGCCTCCACCTCGGCCAGCGGGAAGTGCAACAGGTGGGTGGTGTAGATGGGCGCGGGGGGCCGGTAGTCCCCATTGATCCAGAGCACGTGCAGGCGGCCGTATCGCCAGCCCCCCATCGCACAGTAAGCGGCCATCTGCCACATCCACCGGCGCTGGTCGGTGATGCGCTTGTACGCTGGGAGACTCCCTTTCTTGTCGGACTTCTGCCGCTGGGACTGCCACGTGGCCTTGAACTCCTCCAGCACGGCAGCATCGGGTACGATGTGTTGCAACGTACCTGTCCCAACTTGTGCCTTCTGTTCCCATTGGATCTCAAACTCACTCGCCCCGTCAGGCGTCGCGAAGATTCCCTGCCGCTCGATCTCCCCCGGCTGCCACAACAGGTCGGGGTACAGGCCCACCACAAAGTTCTCCCAGGCCTGACCGACAGCCATTCTCAGCGGCACCTCTTCGTCGTCGTCCGGTTCCTGCGACTCGAACGCTCCCGATG